ACTAGCAATGCACAATTTCTCAACACTGGTGTGTTGCAGATGATTGAATATGCAGATTTACGTTCCGCGAATGGCGCTACGTCGGCTGTCACTGTTTCCGTCTATGCTTGGGCGGAAGATGTGACGGTGATGGGTCCCACGACTATTGGCGCAATGCAATCTCGCGAAGCACTCTCGCCCATTGGTATGGTGCAGAGTGATGAATATGTTAAGGAAGGGACCGTGTCCGGACCAGCAACAGCAGTGGCTAATGTTGCGTCTAGACTAACGGACGTCCCTATAATTGGTCCTTTCGCCAAGGCGACGGAGATGGGGGCCAACATGGTGTCTGGCGTTGCCCGTTTATTTGGGTACTCCAACCCGCCAATGATTGATGATGTCGAGCCCATGCAAAATAAATCGTTTCACGCTTTTGCGAATTCTGAGACGCGCATGCCTATCGACAAACTGTGTTTAGATCCCAAGAATGAGGTCACCGTTTCCAGCTCTGTTGCTGGTGTTGACGAGAAAGATCCACTTGTCTTCAAGGAACTTTTGACTCATGACAGCTTTATCGAGGCCACTGATTGGACTACTGCCCTGGCAGTTGATTCACTTCTTTGGAGTGCTATCGTCAATCCTCACTATGCCAATGCGGCTGGTGGATTTAGAACGATGCCACCGATAACGTATTTCAGTCCCAACTTCCGTTTTTGGAGGGGCTCGATTGTTTATCGCTTTAAGTTTGTCAAGACCAAGTTCCATCGAGGACGGGTGCTTATTTCGTACGATCCCAATGGGGATTTGACGGGTACTGCAGACACGGAAACAACGACTTTCTCCAAGGTCGTTGATCTTGAACACGAAGATGAGGTGGAGTTTGTCGTCCCTTACAAGGCGACTTCTCCTTTGTTAGAGGTGATACCATTTCAGACCTACCCTGCCACGTGGTCCGCTAGTGAAACGCCGTCATATTCTTATGATAGTAAGTACTACAATGGTACCATTTCGATGCGGGTTCAGACTGTCTTGTCCGCTCCTACAACAACCTCGACCTTGACTATTTTGGCTTTTGTCAAAGCAGGCGAGGATTTTATGTTCGCTGGTCCACAGCAGCTGTCTACCGCGTTTACTACGCGCGATCCAGCTGGTGTGATTCAATCCAGCGAGGTGATCACGCAAGAACCAATTGACTTAGATGCTCATGTTGGATTGATCACCACTGGTGAGGTTATCTCTTCTATGAGACCTATCCTCCACCGCACGCACTATCAAACTATGCAATTTTGTGGTGCGAGCCCGTCAGCTACTACTGGTATGTACCTGACGCGTAATAATTACCATAGAATTCCCCCAGGGTATGGTCGTGACATCACGACCACAGCGTATAACAACGCGAATTCCGCCGCTCC